TATTCTCTAATCCCGAATAATCAAATCCTAATATGTATATCTTTTCATACCCATGTTCGCTTGCTAAATGTAAAGCTGTTGGACCACTACTCCAACCTTTGCTAGGATTAAAATAATTTAAACGCTTGAATTCGCTATAACGTTTATTTGGATTTGTCCAAACTTTATTATATACATGATAATTAGAATGGCATATTTCTATAACCATTTTTGGATCTACTGCAATTAAATAATCAGGTTTAAAATCTCTATAAACTGCATTGCAAGCATATACAGGTCCGTGTTTTTGTAATTCTGTAAGATCAATAGGAGATCGGCTAACACCGTTACCTACAACAAATGCAATAGTCATATAATATATATTTTAAAAATTATATAGCTGCTTCAGCATTGGCAGCAACGCCATACATTTGACGAATAAAATCTAATTCTTTTACTTTCTCGTCGTTATGATATTCACTTGCTTTACGCATTTTATTAATTTGACGTAATGTCAAACGTGTTTTACGTGTATCATCTTTTTCTAATTGGCTTTCGTCAGCAGCTAGGTCAAGATGCTTTTCATCATTTGTCTCAAGTGTGTCTTTGTCAAAGTAATATAGTTCACGTAGTATCATAATGTATTTATACCGTTTGGTCCGTTGTTGGTGGTGTTGATGTAGCATCATCACCTGTTACTGTTGAAGGTCCTTCTCCTGCACCTCCATCTATAGCACCGTCTGCATCTGGAATTTCTTCTTCTCCACCACCTAAGTCATCGTCAATGCCTGCACTACTAATGCCTGCACCGCGCATTTCGCCACTTGCATCTGTTTCTGGCATTTCAAGATTCTCTTCATTTTCTTCGCGCCATAGACGTTCGTTTTCTGCAATCTCTTGATCAGTCATTCCTAAGAAACGCTTCATTGCAAATCTATTTGAAACAAATGGTATAGCACTCATTGTTTGGAAAGTAGGAATACGAGCATTATCCACTTCACTTTGTCTATATGCTGCAAAGTTTTGCGGAGGTTGGAATTCTAAATCAAACATACCAACGTCGACATTTACGCCTTTTTCTAAAAGGTAGCGTTTAAATTCTTGGTTAAAATCTTCACCAACTAAACCTTGCAGACGTTTACAGTATTCATTAAACCGTAATTCTTGTATATAAGCTGTTCCGACACGGCCATCATTGTATTGTGAAGCTGAATCATCTGCTCCAGTTGGTAAGTACGAACTTGGGATACGTAAGCCGCGTACCAACTTATTAGTAAAGTATCTAAGGTCATCAATTTCTCCTAGGTTAGTGCCACCTGGAAGTGTTTCAACTTTTGAGCCTCTGCCTTCAGCAGTTTGTGGAAAGAAGTAGTCTTCGTTAATTGACAGCGGATTATATGAACTGTCTATGACCGATGTGCCTCCGCCTGTCTTCGATGGGATACGTCTTTGATGTATTTCCGTTTTTACACGCTCCACAAACTGCATAGCAAGGTGTGAAGGCATGTTGCCCACATCAACGTAGAATACTCTGCGCTCTGGCGCACGTTGTACTCGATAGATAATAATTGCATCTTCAAGTAATTCTTTTTGTTTGTATACTTTGAAAATAGTTTCTAATAATGAATTACCAAAAGGATAGTTTTGATCTAATCCTTCCGACAATGAAAGATGTATAACATTTTCCGCATCAACAGAAACTTCGCCTTCGCCTTCTTGAAATCTACTTCCACTTGATCTACTAACAGTTCCTGTCATTCCTCTAGAACCGCCGGTTATATAATTTCCTTGTGGACCTGTACTGTTACCTGCTACTTGAAAAGGTGTAGTTGCAACCATGTCCCTAAAGTTTAAATTAAAATCTTTAATAACATATTGCTCAGGTGTTTTGCCTTCTGATTCGTTAACAATAATTCTTACAACATTAGCAGGATCAACATGAAACCATTTTTTAGTTTCTGGATCTCTTACAAAAAACGCATCTCCGTATTTGAATAAGTTACGCATGATACGAAATAGTCTTGTTTCAAATCTTTGTAGTTTTGTCCACTGTTTTAGATATTGTTCTAGAATTGTAATTTCTGAGTTTGTTGCTTTTGTATTAAAATTCATTTTGAAACTTAAATGCGTTTCGTCGTGTTTTTGTGTACAAAATTCTGCTAAAATATCTAATGCTGCATTTACTTCTGAATCTAAATCCATTGTATTGTATTGACCGTATCGTTCTACACGATTCGGTGTACCAACATAAACATCTGGTAGATAAGACGAATAATTAGAACGAGCTGGTCCCGGTTCACTACCATTACGTGGACCGCCTAACGGACCGTATCCACCTCCGTTAATATGTCCTGATGTAACAGGTGTAAAATGTTTTTTCCAACTCATCTTATAATCCTAATTGTAGATCACCATTCTTAACTGCCTTAGCAGTAGCCTGATTGTAATCTCTGTTTTCTTCTAATATTGTCTTAACAGCATCAAGCGTAGTATTTAACCTATTAAGCTGCTGATCGCTCATTTGTGACCCACCGCCACCGCCGCCAATTGTATCCATTTTACTTACAACGTCACCTGCATTAGTGCCTGAGCCAAATCCAACTTTATTATCTTTAGATAATTCATCATTAAGTTCTTTTAGGACTTCAACCAAGTTCTCCATAGCTGTAGTATACGACAAAACGCCCGCTGTGTCAAGTGAATTCAGCGCTGTTACACCGTCTATAGTTCCTGCACCACTTAATTGTTTTATGTTATCAGCGAATGCAGTCATATCAGGCACAACAGCTAAGTCAGATAATCTACTTGCTAGGTTCTTGTTTATTTCAATTTCGCCTAGGGTTGCAAATCCTTGCAATGCAACACTCATAGCATTCATTGCGTCTGCATTAGTTTTAACACCTTCTGCATCAATAGCTAATGCACCAAACTCTGCAAGTTGATCAAATGGAGTATCACCGCCAAACAATCCAGACAGCGCACTTGCAAAACTAGAAAATACACCTTGTGACGGCATCATTACAACACCGCTCATTGCTGAACTAAATGCAGCCATTGCATTTGCATTTGCTGTAACACCTGCTGTATTGACTGCAAGATTTCCAAAGCTCACTAATTGTTCAAATGGTGTTTCTGCTCCAAATAGTCCAGATATTGCAGTACTAATGCTACTAAAAATACTTGCTGCTGGCATTTGTACAACATTTGCCATTGCTGTGCTAAATGCTGCCATTGCTTCTGCATTATTTTGAACTATAGTTTTATCAATTGTTTGAGCACTAAACGATATTAATTGTGTAAGTGGGTCTTCTGCTCCGAATAGTTTACCGATGCCACCTGCTATTCCGCTTACAAGCGTACCTAAACCTTCAGCAGCAGAAGCAGCGCCAGCAAGTGCCATTGCTTTAGAAAATGCGGTCATCGCATCGGCGTTATTTTGCACAATATTTTTGTCAATAGTTACTGCGGTAAATTTTTCCATATCACCAAGTAAATCAACAGTATCTTTACCACCGAACAACTTACCAATGCCGCCGGCTATACCACTAACTAAAGTTCCTAGTCCTTCAGCAGCAGTGCCTGCACCAGCAAGCGCCATTGCTCCGCTAAATGCAACTAGAGCTTCTGCATTTGCTTTTACCTTTGCAGCATCAACATTTGCTGCACTAAATTTTTCTAGTTTTGTTAATGGATCATCGGCACCAAACATTTTGCCAATGCCTTCAGTTATGCCACCTACCATTGTGCCTAAACCAGCAACTGCTGATCCTGCGCCAAATGCTGCCATTGCTCCTGCTAGTGCAACCATACCTAAAGATACGTCTAATAATGCTTGACCATCTATTGATTCAAATGACTTTAATCCGTCAACAAATGTAGGTAACGACTTACCTAATAACCATGCAGCGCCTGCTATACCGGCACCAACCGCAGTAATAGCACCAGCAAGTATACCAGCACCAACTAATATCTGCGGATTAGCAAATGCTTTTAAACCGGCAGCAGCGCCTTTCATTACACCTGCACCCATTTGTCCTACAAAGTTACCAATTTGTGCGCCTGCTCTGCCGCCAGCTGCTCCTGGTTTTCCTTTTGGTGCTTTAGGTGTACCACCACCGCCTGCTGCATCTCCGCCACTGAATATTTTGCCAGCAACATTAGACACTGTTCCGCTAATTGCACTTTTGAATGCACCAGCTAATGCACTTGTAACTGCTTTAGCAGCAAATAATGCAGCTATTCCGCCTACTATGCCTGCAACTAAACCTTTGTTTTCCCAAATTTTTCCTAGTCCGTCACCTAACATTTCAAATATAGTACCAAAAGGATCTTCTGAAAACTTTTTAAGCATATCAGCAAAGTATTGTGTTGCACCTAGTAATTGCTCTGAGAATGTAACAAGTAAATCTGACAACTTAGCTGCTAATCCCGATTCTACAAAAACATCAACAAATGCTTGACGTACTTTCATTAGGCTGTCTTGGAATGTACTAAGCCCTTCATTAATTCTGTTACGTCTTTGTTGTTGCTCTTCTGCTTCAGCACTATCAAACTCTTTCTGTACAAACTTGCGGAATTCGTGAACACTACCGAGCATTTCACTAAAGCCTTCTTGTTGTAATAGTGCAGAGCGTGTACTAGCATCTAAACTATCAACAAATTGTAATAGTTGCGGGCCGCCTACATTCTTTAAACTATCAAAAAACTCTGATTGTGTTATTTCGCCCCTACCAAATGCTGCTGCTGCATCTGCCACTGCCGGACTTAATGCTGCTAGTTTTTTAGCAAGAGGTGTTTGTGCAACACCGTCAGCAAGATCTTCAAGCGCATCGCCGAATCCAGGTAGTAGTTTTCTAGCTGCTGCCATACCTGCTAAGAAGTTATCTCCGCCTTCGCCGCCAATAGCATCTGCAAGAGCTTGCAAGTTAGATTTTTGCGCCATTGCAGCCATTTCTTCTTGTAATGCTTTTCTAGATTGTCCTGTAACACGAGCTAATCTGTCTAGTTCTGTCAAGTATGTCTGAGATCCTTGCACAAGCTGTGCATTACTCATTTGTCCTACACGGCCTAATCTTGCTTGTAAGTCAATATAGTTTCCTAAACCTTCAGTGAGTTCTTCAGTAGTGAAACCCATGTTTAGTAATCTTCTGCCTATGTCACCTGCTCTCATATCTTTAGCAAGTTTAGCAAATACTGCTGCACCTTGTGATGTTGTGCCGCCTAGGAGAGCCATACTATCAGCGTTTTGCGAAACTAAACTAGCAAACATATCTAAAGGTACACCTGCACTAGCTGCTACTCTACGTAATTCTAATAAATCGTTACCAAATCCTGCACCTACATCTGATAATGCTCTAAATGTATCTAAACTATCTTGTAAAAATCCAGTTAACATACCCAGGCTTCCGCCTACAATAGGAATATGTTGTGCAAAATCTCCTAGCTCGTCGCCGCCTGTTGCAAGTTCTTTTACAAAATTTGTTGTAATACCTGCTGCTGCACCTAATGCCTTACCAAAATTTTCAATTGTAAATGTTTTCTTAAGAGTATTTCCTACATCTTCCATAATGGTTGTAGTTTTTTCTATCTCTTCAGAGAACGATTTAAATTTGCCTTTGCTGTCTTTAGCTGCTTTTGCTAGACCTTCAAGATTCTTTCTACCTTTATCGTCTAATCCTTTTGCTTTTTCCATAGCAGATAGCAACCGCTGAAGTGTAACTTCAGAGGCAACACCGTCTTTGCCAACGTTGGAAATAATTACTTCTTCTTCAGCCATATACAGTTCAACCAATTAAGTGCGCATATAAATAATAGAGATACATACTATTATATAATGTATTTATGCGGAGTAAAAAGTGGTGGAAAATACTAACCAAAATCCTTTAGGAAAATACTTTCGACAACCGAAAGTTTATATAAAATTACCTAGTCAAGGCAAGTTTTATGA